CTATAGGTGAATAATTTTCACGTCTCTGTTCCTATGGATGCCATAGATACTGCCGAACTCCTGCCCGTCAGCTTTCAGATAGGCCGTGACTTCTACATTCTTGAATTTCTCTCGCCATTGGTTCAGGATGAAGTTACGCACCATGTGGTGTGCTTTCCTCCGTGCATAACCTTGCATCGTCACTCCAAGGTTATATACTATGCCGTTCAATTCGACTTCAAACTTGCACTTCCGTCTTTGAGGGATAACTATCGCATTCATGCCTTATCTTTTTTTGTGTGGCAGTGGTTAGACTGCCGTTAACTTCTCTATCGCCGTTTCGGGAATACACATCATAGTCCACGTGCTCCCTTCCTTTTCATAGTCCACGCAATACTGCGGTTTGAATGAGCAGATGTTGTAGTCAGTGTCACGTACTACTCCGTTAAAGACTTCGCCGTTCGGTCTTGCGACCCTAACCTTGTCGCCCTTGTTGAACTTGAACTGTGCCATAGCTATATATCCATCTTATACAATAAGCTGAGAGCCGATATTACGCTTTCTGGCAATCCATAACAGCCATCGTAATCTACTACGGTACCATTATCGACGACGAACCCGCCAGATTGGTAGCTGTCGATGTCTTCGCCGTCTTGACACTCCCATAGACCTTCTTCCTTATGGACTGCTACCCATGCGTCTGTATCAAAAAGGAAGTATTCGATACTGCCTTCTGTTTCTCTCTTCGTAAGTGTCATAACGCTTTTTCCTGCTTATGAGCCTCAGAGAGCCTTTCCATACCGACAGCGGTATTGTTGTAGGCAGCGGACAGAAAGGGCGGCTCCTTGGCTACATTCATACTCGTTACTAAGGGTTAAGCCGACTTAATCATGTCGTTGATGTCAATCAGCAAGAGCTGTGCTAACCCCGCTGCCTTGACTGCTTCTTTAAGAAATTCCCCTACTCTCTCGGGCTGAGCATTGACAAGCCCCGCATTGATGTCCTCTACTGCGACAGCCAGTGTGGCCGCTGTTGCTTGCGCATTTGTCAGCGCATCTTTGAAGTTCTTTTCCATTGCTTTGACTTTTAACTTGTGGGTAATCAGTTTGGAGGGTGGGAGGGTAGCCCCTCCCGTTCCAATAGCCGTGTCGTGTGCTACCGCGCTCCGCTTTCAGTCACTTTGATAAGGCAGGTGGCTCAAAGGTAATCGTACCGAAAATCTCTACTGCTATACTGCATGTAAGTTATTGCTCAAAACCAAGTAGGTTTGCTTTCCTAAACGAGCGATAAGCCCCGCGTTCTGTGTCATAGTAGGTTTGTATGCTTGGGTTGCTAACTCCCGTTCCCTTCGTCAGAGGGAGCATAGAGGGTATTAGACATCCGAGAGCTTCCCGTACACTTCCGTCAACTTTGCGGAAGTAGAAGCGCACAATCTGCTGGCTCATTATCTTGCGGAGCTTCCAGTTGTTCCATGCCACCTTCAGTGCTTCACTCATGGTAAAACCTTCCATGCGGACGAAGGAATGCGCCATGGCCATTATGGACTTCATCTGTACTTTTACATTTGCCTTCATATCGTTATCATTTTGGAATTATGGATATCTTTTTGTCAATGCAAACGTACGAATAAAGATGGTTTTGCGCAAGCATCCCAATCTTAGATTTTCTTCCAAGAACTATTATTAACTTTCAAAAATCTCCGTTACTTCTGCTTCAACTTTCATTAACTCACAGCAATAGGGAAACATCGGCTGTGTCACTTGCTTCCTATGCGAGACGGAAACAGAAGTTTTTATCGGCGTACGTGCACGAAACGTATATTGTACTCGTAACTTTACAAAATTTCTTATTGTAATATTGGAGGAAACCTCTACCTTTGCACTATCACGTGTTCGTCCAATCCCTTCCGTTGCTCAGCGGAACACAAAATGGAAGCACCCTCCTAAACAAAGGCGGGTGTTTCTTCGTATAATGCCTTACCTCCTTCTTTCTCCTTATCGAGTAATGGGGCGATAACGGAAGCTGTGTTTGTTCTTAAGATTATTTTTGCGTATTCAAAGACCTTAAAAAGACTCCCTGCGCCGTGCAGAGAGCCTTGCTGAAAATACGATGGAAAAACTCCACCAAACCTCAACATTGTATTATAGCCTCATTCACCTTGAACCATTTTGGGAAGATTAAAGCTATTCGAGACAGCATTATAAACATAGTATTTGCCTTTTTCAAATTGAAGGCCAGCTACGTAAATCCTAAAAGTTGATTCATTGGTGAAAGTGCCACCAAAATAAGTCTTTTGCTGAAGGATGTCGTTGATAACAAAAGCGTATTTATATGTCGAGAAACTATAGAACTGCCTCTGATATCCCCCCGTACCGTTATCAGAATCAAAGTAGTAAACATTTTTAATGTTCGTATCTGTAAAGACTAACAATGAGCATTCGTATGATGCATTTAAGCATATCGCACTAGAGGATGCTGTAATACTTATTTCTTCATTTATTGAAATTGAGCATTTATCTTGGATATAACCAGAGGCTGTGGAGCTTCCCTCAACCTTATATTTACCAGTGCGAATGGTTACCAAATTATTTTCACTCCATTTTCCCTTGAAAACATACTTTGCACCAGTTGTTGTTTCTGTAAGGGTGAGTGAATAATCATCAGGGACAAGCTCGCCAGTTTTAATTTTATCATAGAACTGATTGAAGACCTCATCTCCACTTGTACGTGTCATCGGAGTGCCTACTGATGTATCAAGGGTGTAAACAAAATAGACTTGTACTTCTTCATCTACTGGTGCCGGTTTTTCTGTTACCTCGTCCGATTCTTCATTGCTGCATGAAGTAACCCCAAAACCCAATATAGCTGCTAATGCAAAAGATAAAATACTCCAAAATTTTAATACGTTTTTCATATAATAACAAATAAAAAGGCGGAACCATTCGTTACTTATCTGCACTCTGGTCACCGCCAAGTAAACCAATCGTAAAACAAGCACGAACAGTCCACGCCTTACGACGTGAACCCTCCTTCTGCTTGTTCTTCTACGATTGAATGTTTGGCGGTATTCGAGTGCGAAGAACAAGAGCTGAAAGCTCAAATCTTATGTAAAAGTACGAACAGGAACGCTAACCTGTAAGTTAATAAAGTGATGTTAATTGTAATCTTTCTGTGGCCATGTGAAGCTGAGCCTCATCAAATAGCCGTAGCGTCCTTCTGTTTTTACTTCATTGGCATTTTCGTTTTAGGGGTTTGACTAGTTAGGAATTGGATTTGCGGATGCAAATATAAGACGCTTGGTCGGAACTTCCAAGCAAACGAGGAAAGAAAATGAATATAGGAGTAATCATTTAACGAAAAAGCGTTGAACAGACCTCCTTTTTACGACATTGCCAGCATAAAAGAGGAACGTCTATCAGAGGAAATCCCGTAATATCTCTTCATCTGACATTCCTATGAAGTCACGTGGATAGAACGTGTTGGCCAGAGCGTCCATGTAGTCTGGTGACCTTTTTATGCGTTTCTTGATATCCTCTTTCGATTCGATAATGATTGCCCCATTGCTTTGAAACTTCCACCGCGTTTCAGTTAACTCCTCTGTAAGTAGCTCATTTGGCGGCAGTGCAGCGCCCGTTCCGTTCTTCGGGTTCAGCCAGTCTCTTATACACCAATAGAGGTACGCCCGCATGTTGGCAAAGGTGTATTGCCCAGAAACATCACTCAGTCCCTTGGCACTTTCCGAGAACTTGCACGAATACACATGCTTCATACCCATCTCCAACAGACGGGAAAAGACACCCGCTCCTTCGCCGATGGTATCTATAAAAGCCTTGGCCGTCCATTCATCCTGCCACGTTCTCCCGCTTTTCAGATATTGAGCCACCATCCCTACTACGTGCATGTGGTCTGCTTGGCCACTGGATTGGTGAAGTCCAAAATAAGGCACATAGTCTCCGTATCGAGGACACAATGCAGAATTGTCACGTCCCATGCCTGCCACGTCAACTCCCAGCCTTAGCGGCTCGTCTGGTTTATAACCGATGGCTTGGAGTGCGTGCCAATTCTTGTTCGCTTTTTCAATCCACTCAAAGGGTATCAACACATCTTCGCTCACCTTCGGAAACATGCCAAGGACTTTCACTCTGAACAAGTCATTAGGACGATAGCATTTACCTTCCCAGCGGAAATCTCCCTCGCCTTCGTCAAACTCCAATTCAGCTATAGGGGTCGTCCATGTTTCCACTTTGTCCTTGACCCACTCGTAATTAACCTGACCCGGGATGACATCTGCTTTCGTAATGACATTCTCCGCGTTTAGGGAGTTAAGGCGAAAGGTTTTAAATCTCTCCGACTTCATTGCACGCGCAGCATAGCCCGTTGTTGTGTTTGGATTGAAAACCAATAGCAGACGACTATTGCCTTGCAGATTACCCTCTATGGCATTGAACACGGCTTCTGATAGTCCCGAGGCCTCCGTCACAATAAACATGGTGTTCACCGCATGAAAGCCAGACCATGCTTCTGTGTTGTTCTCATCGGACTTGAAGCCCGTAAGAAACCACTCGTCGTAATCCGTCTTGATACCATGAGCGAGCAGTCTGCCAGGCAACACTTTCGCAGCCCTAAACAATCGGCTTATCTCTGGTATCATAATCACGTCCACCTGTCTGCCTGTTGGTGCTGTCAAGGCGACCTTGGTGTTTGCTGTCATTTTCTCTCCGTCAAACCTAGGAGTGAGGTAGAGAAAGCACAATGCGGCGACTGCGGCAACGAAGTCTTTACCCCGTGCCGTTCCGCTTGATACCGCAGTCATGGGATTGTGTTGCACTGACGAGAGTATTTCTTGTTGTTCGGGGTCTAACCTTGCTTTTAAGACCTCCCTTGCAAACACATTCCAGTCCTTGCGCCATTCAAGCATCTTCCGTCGCCCCTTGTCGGTCATTCAACCTCTTGCATCAGTTTCTGAAAAGCGTTCACAGACACGTCCTGCTCCATCCGCTCTACATACCCACGGCTCTTTCCCTTAGTCTTTAAGAGAAAGAAAACGGCTTGCAAATCTCCTCGTGACACTGCCATGCGGAGCTGCGTTTCAGCAAGGTCTATATATCCTTCGTTGATACTATCCACAGCCTCCCTAAAAGCCGTGTTATCCAACCAGCGGTAGTAGGTAGAGCGGCTACCTATGTTTGCCTTTTGACACGCCACGGAAACATTGCCTCCGCAAGCGTCAAATGCCTTCAGAAATCTTTTCTGTGAGGGTGATAGGGTCGATAACTCTTCTTTTTTTGCCATACTCCTTAAGCTTTATTGTTACATAATAGCAGCTAATGCGTCAATTTCAGCCTCACTCATCGCGCCATCTGGTATGTTGTGCGACGGCCTATTGTTGCCATAGTTGTGCTGTACTGCGCCAATGCTGTCATGAAGAAGTGTCGGTCTTCTTTGGACTTTCTCTGTGGGAAAATACTGTGACATGGTGTCTTCTCCATACACGTGGCAAAGGTTGTCGTAGAGGGCTTTCCCCATTCTCCCATGCCGCAACTCTTGCTCATTGCATGAAAAGGGCGTGAGACCAAAATGGTATCGCACGTCCGACCATCCGTTGAAAAACTTCTCCCTTGATCCACGATGGAAATGGAAGTGGTCGCGCTCGAACTGCTCGCAGTTGAAACCTGTCTTGTATTCCATAGCGTCCTCCTTTCTGTTTAGATGATTGCTGCAAGTTCTTCAAGTTCCTTGTCGCTCATGGGCGGCAACGGAGCTTCGGGCTTAGGTGTCGCGACTTGCTCAGCTTCCCATTTGTTGTAGGCAGATGTGAAGTCACGCAAACTATCCCTCATTTGTTTGCTTGGGTCATCGTTGGCCCAACCGGGGAAGAAAGCCTTCTGAAGCAAATCCTCCTGTTCGCTTGTCAACTTGCCGTTCTTTTTCAGCAAGTCAGCGTAAAACTCATTTAGTTTTTCCATAAAAATCTTTTTTTATCGTTTATAATTCTGTGTTTGTGTCAGCCAAATAAGTCGCCCTGCGCAAGTTTGTCAGCCTCTTGTTTGGTGCAACTGATATTCTCTTGCCCCTGTGGACGCATTGCCGCCATGTCTGCTTGGAGCGCCAGTTTCTCAAAGGCTTCTTCATTGGGCATTTTGTTGGCGTTCTCAATCTTCGCCGCCTCGGCATAGAAGTGTTCCAGCCCACGCCCCATCTGCTTGCCACGCGCAGTGTGCATATCATAGACATAATCGGGCATCTGATAGGTCTTTGTCGCGTTCTCCTGCCAATAGACGGAGATTGCCAAATCCACGTATCTTGACTTACTCGCGTGAACAAGCTGCAATACGGCTTGTGTGAAAGGCAGCTTTTCGGGCAGTGACCGCTCCTTCAACGAAGCGAGGTAATCGTATGTTTGCTTTAGGTTGAAGATAATGGTGTTAACGGCGGGGTCGCCGAGACCTACGTCCTCACATGACATTATCAGCATCCGTTTCCACGCATACTTCTGATAACCACTTTCGTAAAGTTCAACAGCCCAATACATCGCCAGCTTCTCGTCACAGCGACGGATGGACTTCTGGAAGGCACTTGCTACTTCAAAGAAGGAGTACCCGTGCTTAGTTCTTACGTCATATCCCATTTTAAATGCTTGTATTACAAGTTAAACTTATTGCCACTCACAAAGTTACGAAAATGATTTGGGTTGCGCAAATAGTTGGACTTTGATTAACTCAAAATGGAATTTTCAGGCTTCGTTGAAACTCATGCCTCCTTTTTGCAATACTTGTGTCTTGTTTCAATACTATTACCTCACCAAATGTCTGCCGTAGGAATAGCGTGTCTTCCTCCTCTTGTTTCAGGGTTCGATAGTTGGAACAACCGCCACCGTTATGGAATGTGTCTTCTCCACAGATGGCAAAGCGCTCGTCACACCATAGCTTTCGATGGTAGTATGCATTCAAGGCACAAATCCAATAGTCCTCACTCACGACAGCTTTCTCCGAGAAGTACAGCTTACTACCCTCTAAAAGCCCCACGCAGCCATTCAGTATGCCCGTCAGTCTTATGGGACGCATTTCATGGTAGCCAAGCGGGTTCGGGTCTTTGTGAAAACCAAAGAGGAAACAGCCCGCCAACTTTGCCATGTTACCGCAATACTGCACTATGTCGTAAGCTTCGTCTGCATCCAATGCTGTCTTTTCTCCACTCTCTGTGTAAATCCTTTGAATATGCTTAATGTCATCGTCTATTTGGAATGAGTTTGGAAAATGCTCATATATGAACTGACGCTTCTTTGCAAGGCCTTTTAGCGTGTCGGGGTGGGTAAGTATATCCATGCCTGGGTTATGCTCCTGATAGGCTTGTTTTTCGCTTTCGGGAACACAAAGGATGGCGTTCTTGACGCAGTGCTTCGTAACCACCCTATCGGCTCTTCCCATAGAGGGAATCACAATATCAATCTTCACCGCCATCTACTGCCCTCCTAAATTGTTCAACCGTTATCACCATTCCTTCGCCTGTTCGCTTGTTCTTGTACGACTGGCACTTCTGTACGCCAAGTTTGGTTTTCAGATAGGCTGTGTCCGTTACATTGTTTGATAGAATGATAACGCAATCGTACTTCTCCGAGAATTTAGGGATGATAGGCAAGTCGCAGCTCTTGTTAGTGACGCTCTCGAACTTCTTTTGAAAGTCACTGACCCAGAATGAGAGCTCCGAATCCAAGAAACCAAGTTCTTTCAACCAGTCTTTATCGAAGAACTCTTGCAGGGCTTCATAATTCCATCGGCCTTGGTTCTTGTTCAGACGCACATTCAGCTCTTTCTCCTCCTTCAGCGTGAGATTGACAAAGACACATGGCACCTCCGTATAACCCAGCTCCTCCTTGGCTACCGTTACCCTTTGATGGCCACCGACAATTATATTCAGTCTGTCGGGGTTCTTGTTCACGATGATAGGTTCTGCAAACCCGAACTTCTCCAGACTTGCCTTGATGTCCTTGCGGTCTGCTGCTGTTATCCGTCTGGGATTGTAGTCGGCAGGTATGAGCGTGTCAATGCTGACGTACTCCACTTTCATATCATTTCCTTTTGCCATTGTTCACTGCGTTTATGATTTGTATGATGTCAGAGCCAACATTAAACAGAGCGTCAATAACACTCATATAAGGCTCAAAGTGACTTTTTCCCCATTGGGTGTAGCAAGGATGCACGAACTGCTGAAATTCAACGGGTATGTCGAATTTTCCCTTTTCCAAGTAATCCAGTCCAGACTTACCCGACACATACTTATCTGCTCCGACCTTATGGCAGATATCAAGTAGCAAGTCGGTTTTTGCCCCCTTCACTCCGAGTGTTGAAGCTCTCACAATATCTACATCTATATGCAGACATTCCAGCACCCACTTCAAGAGCAGTTCGTTGAAGGACGCAAGCGAGCGCACTTCCAGCGAATAGAGGTCAAGGAAAGCGTTTCCATAGACCTTCCAGAAGGGACTTTTGGAGTATGCTTGTTCTACGGTCACTATGTTCTTCCGTTTTACCGACCTTTCAAATTCAGGCGCAATAAGCACTTCCCTTATCTTCCGTGATGGGTCGTTAACAGGTACTGTGATATACTGCACTCCTGAACTTGTATATACTCTGTTGCGGTTCTGGAAGTAGTTCCTTTCGTACTGTACGTTGTCGAGCAGGACAAGCGTGTCGGCTTGCGTTACCTTGTGAAAGAATCCAAGGTATGAGAGGTGCTCGGGTTGATGAATCGTAACAATCTTCATATCATCATCTTTTGAATGTAAAACTTCTCTGCGTACTTGTAACCACATTCCATACCTCGGATAGCAGCGAGAGCCCTTATGCCATTTTCATTCAGTGGAGAGGGTGACTTTCTCACTTGACTTGCATAGAGGTTAAAGAGGCTTATCTTCTCTTGCAGCACGTTTGTAATGTCATGATAAGCTTTACCGCCATCTACCATATCCGTTCCGTTAGTGATGAAGGGGTATTCATACAACGCCACGAATTTAGGGCGGTAGCCTTCACGCAGCCGTAGCGATGCCATAGCGCAGTCATACATCTTAATATGGTCTTGATGACTAGACCGATAGTTGATGAAGATTTCGTCTGGACGGAACGTGTCGATAGCGTAGTCTAACGATGTGATAATCTCACGTGCGGGAATGGTGTCAAGCATAGCGTCCATGTCCTTGAATAGTACTTCATAGTCTGCCTCCAATCTGCCACAGACCAACTCAAACTCTTCATGCCTTGTCTTATAGTTCTGCCGCACGTCCATTCCTCCGATAGTGCCGACCACAATCTTTATTTCTGCACGCTCCTCTGCTGGCGTCAAAACTTGTGTAGAGTGTAGCAAGTAACCGCCGCAGCCTAAAACCTCGTCGTCAGCATGAGGAGCAATGACCATTATTTTCTTTTTTGCCATGTTATATGGTATTTGTTATGGTACAAAATTACTCAAAATATGCTATATATGCACCGCTTTTCATCATGACGTTTGTCAAGAGAGAGCCGCAAAATCATGTTTTTGCCGATTTTTAGACTTTTCCTCCTTGTTTTGTACCATTTATGGGTAAGTGTAGGGGGAGAGGGGGGTAGCCTGTGTCATAGCCTATGTTTCCAAACGTTTGCGCGATAGTGCAAAAAGAGCCACCCAAAAGAGTGGCTCTAAAAGTGAAATGTCTATCCCTTTACTATTCGGGTTTCTGTTCTTCCTCCGTAATGGGGGCGCAGGGTTCCTCTGTAACCTGTGTCATTTCTTCTACTTCTGGGGCGGGGTGAGTGATAGGGTCTTCGGGAATCACTTCCTCCTTCTGCTTTTTCGACTTTTTCTGCTTCTTCTCCTTCTTTGTAGAGGTGGCAGGTTCGGCAGGAGCGGGTTCCTCGGTCTTAAACTCCGAGAAGTCTTGCATGCTTGCGGCCTCTGAGCAAAGCAGTGAATAGACCTTCTTGCCATCCTCTGACATGGTACGCAGCCAGAAGACGGATGCCTGCGGCTCACCTTTGAGTGTAGCAAGGACGATACCCTTGCTCAAGTCCTGCTTCGACTGCTTGATGCACGTTTTGTCGAACTCAATCTGCTTCTCGTTCATGAGATCTACGAACTGCTTGCGCATGTCTTCCATTCCCGTTGTCTCGATGTTCTTGTGAATCTTAATCGTCTGCATAGTTGTAATTTTTTGAATTTTAAAAAGTGTTGTTCTTTATCACAATGCAAACGTACGAAGTTATGGAAGAGTGCGCAAATTAAGAAACTATAAAACGTCTTTGGCTTACTTTATTTAACCTCCCACTTTCTCCGTTTCCCTCACCTAAACTTTTGATAACTTTCAACGGAGTGGGGCAGACGTAAAAAAGCCACCCTGTATAAGGATGGCTGAAAGCCGCATTTCTTCGCGCTGCTCATGGGGTTAAAGGCATTAGCTATACCTTCACCCGAAATGGTGAAGGATATCAGAGAGCAACCTTACCAATTCCTTTCATGTCAAGAGCAATCTGCACGCCCAGCGCACGGAACGCTCTCATCATGGAAGCAAGCGTAATGCTCTTCCCGCTCTCTAATCGGCAGACCTGTGATTTCTGAACACCCATCCTTTCGCCGAGTTCTGCTTGGGTCAGCTTTTGTGCTTCTCTTGCCTGCTTGATAGCTTCGCCAACATGATAAGCATGAACCGACTCGTCAACACTACGCTCAAATTCGTCACGCTCGGGGGTTCCGATTGGGCCGTAGTCTTCATCCAAAATTTCTTCAAAGCTATATAGCTTCATGTCTCCTATCTTTTTCATGATTTCTTATTTTTATTCTCGAAATACTTTTTTCTAATACTCTCTGCCTTTGCAATTTCATTTGGTGGTGTCTTCTGGGTTTTCTTGACAATACCATGGGTCGCGATGACTAAGGTATCTGTGTCTTTGTCCCAAAAGGCAAATAACCGATAGCACATCTTATTGTAGATGGTGCGAAACTCCCAAATCTCTGTGCCCTCAAGTTTCTTGAAGAGTTCTTTGTCACGCTCTCCCTTCTGAACTCGACGGATATTGTAGCCAATCTTTCCGCGAATCTCTTTGGTCTGAGATTTTAAGAAGTCACGTGCTTCTTCCAATAAATCAAGCTCAAATAATATCTTTTCCATCTATTATGTTATGATTTCCAATGCAAAGGTACGACAAGTTTCCTAAATGCGCAACAAAATAACGAAATATTTTTCTTGCTATGCACATTTTTTTGCTTTTGCAGTGTAAGGCTATGTCTTTGATTTTGGTGACGCCAATACTTCTTCCCAAGCTTTTTCCACGCTTTACTCCTTTGCATAGAATGGTGCGATGGCGTGGCTTATGTCAGAACAATGTCGGCTCTTGCTCCACTAGTTGGTACTCAATCCTTGGATGGCGGCTATCAATCCGTTTCTCAGCCTCAATCCCAACACAGAGGTTATCGTCTTTGATGGCGTGGGCGTACTGAAGGCAGTCAAGTATTGTTTTCAGTGAGTTGTCGAGGTCGAAACGCACTGAACTCTGGAAGACTTTCACTATAAGTCTAAAAGGCCGTGAGATGTATCTGTCCTTGTAGATACGGCATTGGCTGATAAAGGACTTCTTATACTGCCGAACCTCATCGTTCTTGATAATCCTTCTTCCACCTTGCCCGTCGGGTACTGCTTGGTAGCTGTTAGCTTTAGCAATGACTTGCCCATAAATGATTTCTATGTCTGCCATGTTATCCTGTCTTTATAGTTATTTCCATTGTTGTATTTTGAACCCTTCCGCTCTGCTGTTTGCTTCAAACTTCGGTCTTCTGACTGTCTCACTGCTATAGAAGATGGTGTATCTGTCCTTCATAAGGTCGGGCGAAAGCAGATAGCCTCGTAACCTCGCCTTTTCGCGCCGCCTAAGTTCTTTCTTTGTGTATGGTTTCTGTGGCAAATGGTACTTCGTATGGCGAGATAAGCCAAAGTACTCCCGTCTTCGTTCGCTGTTGATGATTTCCTTTGTTTTTTCGCTCATTGTTTTTTTCTTCTTAGTGAAATAGTCAGATGCCTTTGTTAATCCTAAACGTCTAACTAAACGCGCAAGCGTACAGCGATGAATACCCATCATGGACGCTAAGACGGTGTTCAGTTCTGTGGGATAGCAAGCACGCAGCCACTCTACTTGCTCGGCAGAAAGGATGATGGCAGTGCCGTTGCTTCCGCCGTATGCTATGTGTGAGGGAAATGGAGGTATCATGTTAATGCTGCTCAAATGTTAATTACAAAAGTTCCATCTTTCTTAGCTGAGATAAAGCCGCACTCTACGCATTGTTTGCGAAGTTGCGCTGCTACCTTCGTGTAGGTGTGAAAGCATCCACAAAGGTAGGTCTCAAACACAGACAGCAAAAGAGGGTGCTTACGCTGTTTGTAAGTGAGCAAGTGTTGTTTCAGTTCTTCGTTGTGTGTTGTCATAATCGTGTTTTTTATTTTATAGGTTGAGTTCTTCAGTATGCGCACGCACGAAGGGTGTGCCAAATGTGTCATCCAAAGAGGAGAGAAAAAGAGAGAATAAATGACAAGCATCTGGCATGCACGCGAAGTGCATGTAGGTCTCTTTCTAGTCTTTATTTTTTTCTGTATATCAATAAAAATATATCTTATGAAAATATATATTTAGAGGTACAGGGTGATGTACGTGGTGATGTACGTGGTGACGTACATGGTGACGTACACCTTATTTAAGGCGTACATTTGTTAACTCATGTTAATCAAATCCTTCAGCCGATCACCGTCACGCTTTATTTGCTCCTTCGGCGACTGCTTTCGCTTCAAGAAAACTAAGACATCACTCTCTATCTCATCTAGCTTGTGTGCCGTGCTAACTATGACTCGATGAGAATAGGGCGCCCAGCATTTAATCATGCCTTGATTAATCAAATGGTCACGCATGGAGTCGAATATGCGTCTGGTGATGTACTTGTCGTAGGCATCCTTCAGTTGTTTGCCTTCCGTTGGAGTATTTCCTTTTAGCGCTTCTTCGAGGCCATCAGTTTTTGCGGCTCCGAACATTCTTGCGGCTATAAGGTTCCTGGTAGTGGCACTCCATCCTTTCTTACCCTGTATGGAGCTGATGGCCAGCAACATTGCGAACTCCGCCCTCGCACGTTCCGATTTATTCTTATCTCTGTAATTCAACAGAAAGTCCGGGTTAATCATCGCGTAAGGCTGGTTCTGTGCAAGGGGGACGTTTTCATGTCCAAGTCTGATGGTTGCTGCGATTGCTTGTCCATTGATTTTCAGGTTACAGCGCTTATCGAACAAGTAAACATCGTGCCATTCTTTTACCACTTCCCAAAGCCCTTCTTTTTTTCTGCATGCGTTAGCAATGAGCCCTAATGGTGTGTAGGGTTCGCTTTCATACTCAACCTCCTCAAAGTTGGCCTCATCCCAGAAATATAATTCTTCATCATTCAAAAAACCATCACTCCTGAAAAGTCCCTCATCATCATCCAGCTCGTCTTCATCATAAAAATCTTCTAGGAGAGACACTACTTCTGGTGTAAGTTCATGCCTCTTACGGAAATAGCAATAGGTTAGATGTCTGACTATTCCGTCGCCGTCAAAGTCGGAAGACTTCTTCGCTGAAATGTATCCGCCAACATGAGAAAGCACATTATATGCATTTGTATCTGTGAAAAGGAGCTTAATCATAGGTACCGGTATCACGTAAAAATTTCCCATTCTAAAAGATGCTCAGCTTGATATTATATCCGTCCTTTATTTTTCAATGAGGTCTTGATCACGATAGAATACTCTTGAACCTCGCCTCGTCCCTTTGAGTATTCCCGCTCGCTCCCACCTCCAGAGAGTGCCCAAAGACACGCCCTTGCGCTGTGCGAACTGCTCGCGGGTGTAGTAAACTTCTTCGGGTTGCTGAGCAAGTTCTTTCGCTTCTTCAATGATGGCTAGAGCGAACTCTTTGAGGTCGGCGGCAGTGGCAACTATCTGCACACCAGATGAAATAAGACTTTTGATGTCCATGCCTTTTGCTTTTTAGTTATTGCGGTCTCGCCCTTTACTAAAGTGAGCTGCACCGCGGTGCAAAGGTACGGCAAGATAGAAGCTGATAAAATGACAGTGTGATAGGGATGTTACACAAAAAGAACAAACCGCCAAATCTTTGTAATTCAGCGGTTTGTGTTGCGAATAAAGGTGGGGAAAAGCTAGGGAATTGTAGGGAAAGATGTGCAATACTATATTATTTCATATAATTTTTCTGCATATTCATTTTTACGATTATACTTTGATAATTGTATTGTTGTAATGGACATTGATGTCGCGGCTGTTTCCTGGTATTTATCCAGGCCAGAGAAATAATGCATGGACAGCTTATGGATATAAGTACGTAGTTTTTCCTTTGCATTATTTTCTTCAGCCCATTTATACATAAGTCCGAAATGCGCTCTCTGAACCAAATCGCAGAACTCTTCAATTGTCATATTTGCATCAATTACATTGTGCTCTATTAAAAAGTTATAATGTTTTTTATATGGTATTGATTTTCGAGGGGCGTATCTGTTAAGTTCCCTTTTTGTCTCTTCTGTTAACTTCCAATTATGAGATGTGGTGTGGATTTCTGGTTTTTCCATTTGAAGAGCTTGCAATAAACGTGATATAAGCTTTGCCAAATAGAAACGCTTCAAAAAGATAAGCGAGTCTTCATATACCATTTCCAATACACTTTCTCTCGTCCTCCTTGTATTGGGGTTGGGAGTTCCATATATCTTACTACTCGCATAGAACATTGAAAGAGCATCGATAAGCTTTTCGTCATTCTTATAGACAGGGGCTACGGAATTGATGTAGCCAGCCCCTGCAAAGCTATCATCGTAACACCTTGCTTTTGTTAGTTCCTCGTCTAACAACTGCTCCTTATTTTTCCGCTCCTTGCATTTCACAACGATAGCCTTCAATTCGCGATTAGCCAGACTAACAGCTTCTTCTTTCGCTTTGACAATCTGCCCGCGAAATTCGCCAATATCAGGTTTCAAGTAATCCTTTTCCATATCCTTTTAATCTATAAGTGACACGGTTTCTTTCATCAAGTCTTCATCTATGTCTCGGTAACGAGCGAAAGCACGGCTTCCTTCACAGTGGCCGCTCAGCTTACCTATCAGATTGGGGTCTTTTACTTGCTTGTATAGATTCCCAATGAACGTCCTACGTGCCATGTGAGAGGACGCTATACTATTCAAAGGCTTCTGTTCTTGTTCTCCCGTTAGGGTGTTACGGACTGTCACGACTCTGACTATTCCGCACTTCGTCAGAATTTCCTTAATGGCATCATTGTACTTCTGAGGGCTAATGAATGGAAATAACTTCTTCCCTTTGTAGTCTTTGTATTTTTCTAAGATAGCTTGAGCCCTTCCATTCAAAGGTACTCGCACAACTACGGGCTTATTGTCCTTGGTCTTTCGCGGAATGTATTCTATACCTCCATTGACCACGCTACTTTTTGTCAGAGCAAACAGGTCTGAAACACGGCATCCGATTAAGCATTGGAAAATGAAGATGTCACGTTGGGCTTCTAACTTCGGTGAATCGGTAAGGTCAAAGTCGGCAATCTTGTTGCGCTCATCTATGGTCAGGAACCACGGCGTTCCGTATTGCTCGCTTTTTATCTGTAGGTCTTTTAAAGGCATATTGGAAGTATAACCTTTTTCGTTTATCCACTTAAAGAAGGCTCTGACCTTTTTAGCTATAAACTTCATCGTATTCTCTCCTCGCGACTCAAGAACTTTCTTATGGCGTTTTTCACACGCTTCGGCGGGAGGGGTCATCAGTAAGCTGGCAAAGATAGAGGGATATTCATGCTGGAGAGTGTGCTCGTTTCTAGCATAATCGATAAAATCTTCTATATCTTCTCGGGAAACTTTGTCTATATCCCATGCAAAATTCTTTCGTTCTTTATCTATCTGTCTCACGAATCCTTCATACCTTGCCATCATCCTCATCACTACTTTGTAACCGTTTTCTGTATTAAAGGTTAAACCCTCTTTCTTCTTTTCGTTCAGAAAGACCTCCCACAACTTAAAGAAAGAAGCTTTACGCGCCTCTCGTTTCTTCGCTGTTTTTTGAGCTTCTGCGATGGCTGCAGACGTAATCTGACTTGTAGGTAAGTCCATGGTGAGTGACAATGCCTTCTCCAAAGTTCCTTTATCGGCTTTGTCGCCCAGCTGATTGCAGATGTGGGTCAGTCGGCTAATGTAATCATCTAACTGCGCCTTTGCTTCTTCTGCCTCCTTAATTTCAAGGAAGTTCAGTTTGCCACGCTTCGGGATGGTAAGTACTCCATCACGCATCCATTCTGCACTCACGAAGACCCCAGATTTGAGTCTTGGCCTATTCGTTCGTGTAATTGTCAGACGGACGAGAACCTGACGTTTCCCGTTGATGTCGGCATTCGACGATAAACTTAACGCGATTGTAGCCAT